CAGGTTTAGTGAATCAAATGGACGAGCTTGTTGTTAAGAATAACGCGTTACAAGAACAGATAACTAAGGCATCGGGCGTTGATCCGAGCGGCGTGGTCCGTGTGACGTTTGCCGATGAGATACAATCCGATTTATTACAAGCAGCAGCCATGCGTAAACAACAACTGACCGCGGCTCTTCGTAAGATACAAGAAGAAGGCAACACAACAAATCTACAAGGCCTTAATAGATTAGCAGAAGCAACAATGGATTTTTATGAAAAGAATAAATCCGTATTTAGACCACTAAAGAAAACGGAAGCTGAGGTAAATGTACTGGCACAAAGAGTGGCAAAGATGGATGAAGAGGTAGATGAAATTGTTAATAAGTATATTGAAACAAGAGAAGTAAGTGATGCGGATCTATCAAGACTATCAACTTTATTGAATGACAATCTAGATACAATGATGAAAGAACTTATTGATATAGATTCCAATGCCATAGACGGATTATTTCCTGATCTACCGTTTAAAAATAGAGACGAGTGGGCAGATGCTTTAATTAAAAAGGACTTGTATGAACTAGCGTATAGAAAGTTTGTCTTAAAAGATCCTGATGCGTCATCGTATTATGCGGTGTCACCATCTGAATACGTTATTGACAGATATAGTTTTCAAGGAAATGCTGCAACATCTGCAGCCGATAGAGCGGCCGATAAACAACGACGCTTTGATGTTTTTAAAAGAAGCGGTGAATTTAGAAGTTCACAATACAAAGGTATTGGTATGGACGAGTTTTATGGAGGGCCTAACTCTGTTGATGAAAAAGGTAAACATTATACCTCTACGATAGAAAAGATTTTGAAGAAACAAGCGCAGAGTAATAATTCAGAAATCATTACCATGCCTGTACAAGTAAAAAGGGGAAAAGGGTCAACACAATACCGTGTTACCGATCAAAATGGTAATATGGTAGCAACCTTAACCAATGAAGATCAAGCAAGAGAATTACTTGTATCAAATCCAAATTACAGAATTCAACCTATTGCCATACCTAACAAAAAAGACATGGAGCCAGTTTTTGCTATTAAAATTACTCCTGAAATGCTAGAACCATATAAGACACACAAAGCACAAGGTGGACTTGTCGAGCATATTGATATATTTGAGGTATAATGGTTGAGAGAAGAATAACAGGTGAACCTACACAAGTAATAGCTGAAGAGGTAACAGTAGAAACTCCTGATGAACTAACAGTTGAAAACATTGAAATGACAGAAGATGGAGGGGCGTTAGTCAATCCAATGGATGAACAAGAAGAAGTAGAATTTGATTCTAACTTAGCTGAGTACATAGATGAAAAAGATCTACAGGATATGTCATCTGATCTTGTCGGTGATTACAAAGAAGATAGTTCTTCTCGAGAAGAGTGGTATGATGCTTATGCAAAAGGATTAAAACTACTTGGATTCAAGTATGAAGATAGATCACAACCTTTTCAAGGAGCAAGTGGTGTAACACATCCTTTATTATCAGAGACAGTTACACAGTTTCAAGCTCAAGCTTACAAAGAATTATTGCCTGCAAACGGTCCCGTCAGAGTACAAATGATTGGTAAATCTGATCCACAAAAAGAACAACAAGCTCAACGTGTACAAGAGTTTATGAACTACCAAGTAATGCATGTCATGGAAGATTTTGATCCTGACTTAGATCAAATGTTGTTTTACTTACCTCTATCTGGTTCAAGTTTTAAAAAAGTTTATTATGATTCTACAATGGGAAGAGCTGTATCAAAGTTTATTCCTAGTGAAGAATTAATTGTTCCGTACACCGCAACAGATTTAGGAACAGCAGAACGAATTACACATGTATTAAAAAGAACAGAAAACGATATTCGTAAATTACAAGTAACAGGTTTTTATCGTGATGTAGACTTAGAAGAATATGAAGACTCTGAAACAAGTAGCATTCAAACAGAAGTTAATCGTTTGGATGGTGTGAGAGAAACAGGGCCTTACAAGAATGATACATACACGTTATTAGAAATGCATGTTGATTTAGATGTGCCAGGATTTGAAGATCCTGATGGAATTAAACTTCCGTATATTGTAACTATTGATGAGGGCTCTGGTAATATTTTATCGGTATACAGAAACTATGATGAACAAGATCCTTTAAAAAAGAAAAAACAATATTTTGTACATTACAAATTTTTACCTGGCCTTGGTTTTTATGGTTATGGATTAATTCACATGCTTGGTGGTTTATCAAGAACTGCAACAGCAGCTCTTAGACAATTACTTGATGCAGGCACGTTAGCAAACTTACCAGCAGGATTTAAAGCAAGAGGTTTACGTATTGCTGATGATGATTCTCCAATACAACCTGGTGAGTTTAGAGATGTCGATGCACCAAGTGGAGATCTACGTGCAGGACTAATGCCTTTACCTTACAAAGGCGCTGATCAAACTTTATTTCAATTACTAGGATTTGTTGTACAAGCAGGGCAACGTTTTGCTTCTATTGCCGATCAAAAAATTGGTGATAGTGTAGCGGCAAATGCACCTGTAGGAACAACAATGGCGTTGATTGAAAGAGGATCAAGAGTCATGAGTGCAATACATAAAAGATTACACTATGCACAAAAAACAGAATTTAATTTACTAGCAAAAGTATTTAAAGAATTTTTACCACAACGATATCCTTATGATGTAGGAAGTGGCGCTGTACCAAGTGTTAAATCAACTGACTTTGACGAACGCGTTGATATTATGCCTGTGTCTGATCCAAATATTTTTTCTATGTCTCAACGTGTTACGTTGGCACAAACACAATTACAAATGGCACAGTCTGATCCGCAGTCACATAATATTTATGAAGCATATAAAAGAATGTACCAATCACTTGGAGTAAAAGATATTGATGCAATTTTACCTCCGCCAGCAACACCTAAACCAAAAGATCCTGCGTTAGAAAATTCTGACTCATTGCTTGGCAAAAAATTAATCGCTTTTAGAAATCAAGAGCATCAAGCACACATCGATGCACATAGAACATTTTTATCATCAATGTTGGTTCGTAATAACCCTCAAGCGACTGTATTATTGCAAGCACATGTTATGGAACATGTATCTTTGTTAGCAAGACAAATAGTGGAAGCAGAAAATCAAGAACAAATACAAGCTGAAGCAGCGAAATTCGGTGGTCAATTACCGCCAGAGCTACAAGCTCAATTCCAAGAAGAAATGGAACGTCAAATTTCGTTAAAAGCAACAGAATTTATTGAAGAAATGTTTATTGAAGAGCAACAAGCAATGTCTGGACAAGGAGAAGACCCTCTTGTTGGCTTAAAACAACAAGAATTACAGTTAAAAGCACAAGATATTCAACGAAAAGCACAAAATGATCAACAAAAACTTGATTTAGAAGGTGCAAAACTTGATCAAAGTGCAAAAATTGCACAAGATAAGATAGATTCTAACGAAGATATTGCACAATTACGTGCAAATGTTAATCTAGATAAACAAAATCAAAACAATGCAAAACGCAACAACTAAATTACAGGAATATTTTAACGAATTGATGAATTTTTCGGATACAGCGGTTACAAGTCAAGAAGAACAGATACTTTTAGCGGGTGCAATGATGGGTGTAGCAAAAATGTTGTATCATAATAATCTTACCGAGCAAGAATATGATAATATTATGAATCATAATGGAAGAGACTTGCTAAATCTTTTAAAACCCACTATACATTAAGTATTATGCCAAAAAAGAAAACAAAAGAAGAGTTTTTAAAAGAGTATAGCGGTAAACAAAATCCTATACCAAATATTTTTTCAAAAAAGAAACAAAAACAAGGAGCTTCGCAAGGAAAGCCTTTTAAAAAAAAGAAAAAAGGTAAGTACGGTGGAGACATTCCAGCAAGAAAAGAAGTGCCTGGAAATCCACACGGTGTAACAAAAAAAGATCAAGAAGGTAATATAATATTAATGGCAAAGGACGGTGGTTCGGCATCCAAGTTTCCTGATCTATCAGGTGATGGCAAAGTTACACAAAAAGATATTTTGATGGGCCGTGGTGTTGTTAAAAAACAAAGAGGCGGCGAAATAAATGGTTTAAAAAAAATGGGCATGAATAAAGGCGGTCTAGCAGGTAGATTGGCTCAACGTGGCTATGGAAAGGCAAGAAGATGAAGTTTAAAAATGCAAAAATGACGAAAGTTCCACAAAAAAACCCTTTTCCAAAGACAATTGCAGTGTCGGACGCAGAGGTTGTTTACTCTCCTTTTGTTTATAAAAAAAATAAAGGAAGTGGTCCAAAAGGGCAAACTAGCAAAATGCAGATTAAAAAAGTAGCATTTAAAGGCGTAAAATAGTATAATCCCGACTTTAACAAAGGAGGTTCTATGAACTTACTAAAAGATCTATGGTCACACATTAAAGAGTGGAGTGACTGGCAGATGAAAGATTGGATCAAGGCCGCTATTGTAGCGATCGTTGTTATCTGGGTAATTAGCTGGATGACAGGCGGAGCAGCATAGTGCTACAAGCTCTCGGAGGACTATTAGGCGGTAAAGGCGGAGCCTTAAAAACTATCGCAAAAGTTGTCGACGAGATTCATACATCAGAGGAAGAAAAATTAGATAAAAAAATATTGATGCAACGCATTCAACAAAAGCTTGCAGAAAAGCAATTAGATGTTAATGCAAAGGAAGCCAGCCATCGCAGCGTATTCGTTGCTGGCTGGCGACCATTTATAGGTTGGATCGGAGGGCTTGCTTTAATGTTTTCCTTCATCCTATCACCATGTATTGAGTGGTATGCAAAATTTTCAGGTATAGATATTGTACCACCTGTCATAGAGACTGGGCCCCTTCTGGCCATAGTCACTTCAATGCTCGGGGTCGCGGGCATGAGAAGTTTTGAGAAGGCGAAAGGATTAACTAAATAATGAGTTGGAATTTTAATGAGATGTTAGACAAGTGTTGGATAACAGCACTTAAACATGAACCAGACGCAAAACTTTATCAAGGGTTTGCTACAAAAGAAATGAAATTTGT